TATCTAATGCCCATGATCGTAATGAATGTCCATAATTGTTTGTTGTAACTGGATGTTCAAAAAACTGTATATTTTTTGTTAAATATCCTTGATCTATTAAATCTTGTTTCTTATTATTATTAAGTCCGTCATTAATAATATATAAATTCCAATTATCATTAGTTTGTGATTTTATAGAATTTATAAAACATTTTAATTAATTTGTTTCTTTATATGTAGTTGTTATAATATCAATCATAATTTAAGTAAAAAATTAGTATTAACAAATTCAGAAATTCCATCAAAATTATTTTCTCTAGGTCGTCTAGGATAAATACAAACACTGTTTGCTGTTATATTTAACGTTTCTATCATATATAAATTAGAAGTAGAAACTGTGTGTATTTCTCGTGCATTTTCTATAATTTTTGCCCAATCTAACATTGTATAATTATCTATTTTATTCATATAAATTATAGGATAATTATTATTATTTGATATCTGTATATTAACAGTGTTAGCACTCCAATTGTTGTTTATCAAAATATACGGTTGATTATCAGATAAATCATGTTTAAGAAATAATTCATTTTCTTTTTCAATGTTTCTATTCCATTTTAAAGTTCTCCACATCGAAGTATTTAGATTTAAAAATCTATACTTATCTAGCATAGTATGATATTGATCTGAATAATCATGTGGATGTAATTTTCGATATATTGGATTCGCAAATCTTAAAGGTATGTGATATTCATCGCCAACTTGCCCCAAATATGTACTTTCCCAATTAAAGTTATAATGTTGTTTCGAAACAAAATTAATATACGGTAAATATTCATTGAGCCATAAAAATTCTTCATTAATAGGCCAAATTATTTGATTCTTTCCATTCTTATAAAAATGTTTAGCAATCGGTTCACAAAATAGAATATCACCAAGACCTTGAAATTGATTAAATATATATTTCATGATTTTTCTCCCATGATCATGAATGCGTTATTTAAATCAATTCCAGATTTAAAAATATTAATATATCCAGAATCTTGCATATAATCAGCAATAATATCTGGCGTAAATATATTAACATGTTTTTTGTTATGCCATGGTCTCCAATATGATTGTGAATAATCAGGTAAATATAAAAACAATGTTCCGCCAGACTTTAGTTTAGATGTCCAATAATCTAAAATATCTACCCAATTAGTTAAATGTTCTAAACAATGAGAACTAAATATATAATCCAATTCATTCCAAGGAAAATTTAATGCATCTAATTCGTTAATTGCTGGATCTACTGGATAGGCTCCTGGAAATTTCCATTCTTCTCGATTGCACCCAACATCTACACCAACTCCTTTGCATACGTGATTTGCATATGGAATTGCAAATTGTGCTGCGTTACCTTGTGATTGAAATTCTGGATATTCGTTATTCAGATGTTTTATTGTATTAATCATATTATCTCGTAAAATTTATTTTGTTTTTCTTGTCGTTCTATTGTTTTTTCGTGCACTAAGGTCAGCTCTGCTACTTCTGGTAAACGTGTTATTGTTTTATAACCTGTTAATACTTCATGTACTGGATTCTTCCAGGTAATGGATTCATCACGTCGATATATCCTCCATTGATAATCCGGCCAATTCACCCATCCATGCTCATTAACTTGCCAACGCCATTTTGCTACATGTGCTTCAGTTAATCCTTCAACCGTATTGATTCGTGGAACCATTATCACATCGATATCATTTTCTTCGAGAATCTGTGGCAGATTGTCAATCAACACTTCACTTGGTATTTCGTCGGCATCTATCTGGAATATGTAATCTCCGGTGCAATGTGCCGTTAACTTGTTCTTGAATTCAGCAAAGTTATTGTTAAGAAACGCAGTAAAGTATTTTAGGGTGCCAGCTTTTTTTTGTTCTACCAAAAACTGATATACCGGATTCATTGTGCTGTTATCCATTAGCACCACAATTTCATCTTCTGGCCTTTTGCGTTCAGTTAGCCAAGCAACCAATCTGGTTATTTCTTCTAACTCATTGCATACTGTTATAGCGTAACTTATTTTCATCTGCTTGTTTTAATTATGCTGATTCTGCGATATAAATCTTCATTGAATGAGCCTCTTACTCGCCAATATTCTAACATATCACCTAAAGTGATACTTTTTTGTTTTGGTTGTGGTTTAACGGACGTTTTCATTTTATAACTCTTTTTTCTAACAGGTTAATTAATGCTTGTGCTTCTGAAAATTTTGTGAATCGAATGTTTGGGTCTGAATCAAAGAATTCTATGAACCATTCTCCATTTTCTACTTCATCACTTGCACAAGAAATAAATTCAAATCCTCGTGCTACGGTGTATGTGTAGTAGTGGTATGGAGTATCTCTATCATGTTCTTCTTGTTTTTCAAAACCTAATAATTGTACTTCTCGTTCTGTCATAACTTGTTATTTTATATAATATAATAAAATACCGGTTATTCTCCAAACTTTTGCAGTTTAGGTAAACTTAGTTTAGGCAGATCCAATTTCGGAAGTTTCAATTCCATTTGTTTCGGAATTGATTCGGTTGCAGTTCGAATCGTAGCAAATACTGCATCGTATTGTTTTTGAACTTGTTCTTTTGTGAAGTTGTTGTTAACATGATATCTTTGACGTTTACCCGCAGTTAACCATTTTTTATAGTTTTGCTGAATATCTTTGAACATCTTGCCGGCATATTTGTAATCCACAGTAAACCATTTAGCTCCCGCAATTAAAAATTGATTCTGAGCTGATTGATGAATTGGAGTTAATCCTCCCGGCAGTTTGCAAATAAATTCTTCATTCAAGAAATCCACCGGCCCGGAATAATAAGGAGTCATGATAGGCTTTCCTGTGGTTGCAAATTCTAGCAGTGGTCTTCCAAATCCTTCTGCTTTCAGAAATGATACCATTGCCTTGACCTTGCTGTGATTGTATAATGCGTTCATTTCGTCGTCTGTTAGATCGCCATGAAGCAAGTATACATTAGGAAGCTTAGCATTCTTAAATAGTTGCTGTATTTGTGTAATACGACGTTTTATCTCCCATCTATCAGTTACACTGTAAGTGGCTCCTGATGATTTCAATATAAGAGCAGGAGCTCCGCTTTTGTTTTTATATGTGTCAAAGAATGTGTGCAACAAACCGGAAAGATTCTTACGATCTTCTCCCAGTTGACCTGTTAGCCAATGCCCGACTGCTAAAAAGCAAAATGATTCTGGTATTTCTTCTAACTCAGGCACCGTAGCATATACCTTTTCTGAATTGTATACTTCTTTGCGGAAATATTCGGAAATAACCTGCAAATCACAAGTAATTGTTAATCCATGTTGCTTGGCTGTTTGCTCAAACACTTGCTTGGTAAAGTTGCTAGGAACTATAACTGTCTGCATTTTGTTTATGCTTTCAATCCATTCTTTCGGACATATATCTCCTTCGGTTCCCGCAGTTACACCGATATTGTATTTTCCAACTGCTTGAAATTCGTTAGGAACTGTAATCTGAACCCAGACGTCTGGTTGAGCTTGTAACGGCAATCCTACCATTCGTGCTTGCCAATGTGGTGGCAATGGATATGTAAATGGAGTATGACCCCATGGCATAGATACCAACTTGATATCCCATTCTTCACTCATTAGTTCCATTGCATTGGTTATAAATTCACGAGCGTGATGTCCGTAACCGCTCTGCGTTGCTAATGGTGATGCTATAACTACGTTTCTCATTGTACTATTCCTATATTTTCGTAACTGTTTGTTTCTATTGTTTCTAATGTGTATCTGTTTGCCACCGTAGGCTTTATCTCAAACAATTGGTCAATCAATTTAATCATTTTGTCGCCCATTGCTTCTGCAGTCAATCCATTTTTCAAACAAAATTCTCGTCCTTCTGCACCTGCTTGAGCTCGTAACTCAGAATCTGCATTGTACCATGCATGTATTGCATCTGCAACATCTTCAAATTTGCAACGATCATCAAAAATGTATGGTGTTTGTGGAGAACCTTGTAGAGATCTTGATGCTGGGAATACTGGTTTCACCCAACGACCATGCAATTTGTATCTTCCTGTATGATTGCTTGTAAAATTACCATCAAATCGAATCCATTTACCCGAATCATCAGTAAATCCACATTGATCTTGTAATCCTCCGGTTACATTGTTGATAATAGGTGTACCAGATAACAATGCTTCCGTGCAACTTAGTCCCCATCCTTCATTTGAAGCTATGTTCATTACCACATCTGCTACGTTATACATTGCATTAAGCTCTGCTACTGACAGTTTAGTTTCTGAGAATATAATTTTACAGTCGGGAGCTACCGCATCCTTAACAGCACGTAAATCAGTTCCATTAGGGTCAGATATCTGTGTGTGCATTAGTAATGCTACTCGGCTTTTTTGTTTGGCAGGTAATCTGTCTACAAAATTCTTGAATGCTAAAATAACATCGCCTGGTTGTTTTCTTCTGATGTTTCTGTTGTTCCACATCACTACAAAATCTACACCATGTGCCGTTTTGATATCAGCATACATTTTTTTGTATAATTCATCAGTAGTGTCAATTGGTTTGAAATTGTTATGATTTAAACCATGTGGTACAAACCCGGTAATAATTTCAGTGGATGTGAGTGGTCGTGATTCTTCTGAATCTGCATCAAAAACTTCATATCCGTTTTGTCGTAAAACTTCTCGGTGAATGTTGTCTGATTGTTTGCTAATACCCATTATTAAATCACAACTTGCATAAAATGGAGCATTCCACATTGGATAAGGTAAATCATCCCAAATTGAATAATAAATAATAGGAATACCGTATGTGTTTTTAATTTCATGTTCCAATGCATACAACCATGTCCAATATCGTGGATCTGTAAAATGCATGATAGCATCTGGCTTCTCTGCATTCAACAATGACATTAATATGTTTCGATCTCCATAACCTGACCACGGAATAATTTTTACTACAGCATCGTCAATGCCAGTTTCTTGCCGAACCTGTGCTGATAGATCCAATCCTTTGCCTTTTTCTGGATGTTCCAATGCTGCGCCTAACTGCACCCAATCATAATGCTTAACCGTGTTCATTATGATTTCTCGGCTAATAGTTCCAATTCCAGATGGCAATCTGAAATCATCGGATAGCAATAAAATCTTTTTCTTGTTTGTTTTTTGTAACTCCATTATGTTTTTCCTTTATAACTTTATTATAAATATATTATCCTAAAATAACAACCTTTTTCTCAGATTTATTTGCTGTGTTATACGCAGTTTTGAGTACTGGGTCTAATTTAGTTTCATTTGTCAATATCATCAAGTAATCACAGCTTTCTGCTAGCATTTTCATTCTGTGGTGCAATTGACTGAAATGATATTTCTTTCCGTAATATGATTCTGGTAGTGCTGAGTACATGTTGTATCCACTAAACGACGGATTGTATTCTTGATAGTTCATTTCAAACTCTAATGCAAATTTACGTACCATATAATTTGCACCTTCATTACCTCCAGCTCCTATAATCACAAGTTCAGGTCCGAAACGCTGTTTTAATTCAAACAATACATCTCGAACCTTTCTTTTGTTTTGCCAGCCGGTGTTTCCAATAACTGCTATTTTCATTGATATTTATCGTATTGATATTTTACTGATTTAGGCATATATCCTAATGACATTCTCAAACCTTGTTCTAACCATTTTCTGTTCTGCGGATCTTTATGTCCTGTGATATCAGTTAATAGTTTATATGAAACTTGTTCATGCCGACAACTGTATCGGTGCTTCTGCAGGAACATGTATACATAACAATGTTTATGCCGATACTTATTCTCGTATTCTGTTTTCTTTGGGGCAGTTTTCATAATCTTCTTTGAATGGACACCATTTGCAATGTTTGGCACCTTTTCCTGCAATTGCTAGGTATGGTATATCTTCTCGTCGATTACCTTCGACATCAAACACTGTTTCAATAAATTTATCTATTTGTTTTTGTATTTTTTTCTGCGTAACCGTACCGGATGCTGGTCTTATTTCTTGTATTCGTTTCTGAGGAAACATTGAATCTTCTTGCATCTTGCGTTTAACCACAAAAAATTCTACTTCTATATTGTCTCGAGGAACACCGTATTGCTGTGAATAATAATTCTTGTATGCAACTAGTTGAGCTGCTTTTAGTTTGTCTGCTTTTTGATATTTATTCCAACCCATACGAGAGGTTTTAATATCAATAATTTTTATGGTATTGTCTCGGGTGTCTCGAATTACTACATCGACAAATCCGTACCAGTACACTGATTTATTAACTTCTGATGCGGGAGTGCATAACTGCAACTCAATTCCTATTAGTTCTATACCCTTGCTTGAAAAGTATTGACCTCTTCGCTTTTTGAACCAATCTAGTATAGCAGCACCGTCTTGATGGTATTCTGATAATTCAGCCGGAGTAGAAAAATGTTCTCCATTTCCTGATTCTAAACATGATTTGTATTCTTTATGCATATTAGACAGCAATAACTCTGGCAGATTCATATTATCCGCAGCTTTAACTGATTTGGTATACATTGTGGTTAAATAGTCTTGCAGAGTTTCATGAAAGGCTGTTCCAAAACATGTTTCGATGCTAAATGTAAATGGAGCTAACTTTTTGATATAACTCAACTCATATGATTTCGGACACCGTTCATACATAGCCCATTGTGAATACGATATCTTTCTGGGTACCGTTTCTGGATCGATAGTTGATAATTTGTATATAGGGTTTAAGTATCCGCTTTTCATGATTCAGTTTTTAAACAATATTTGCATTCATCTATTAAATCTTGTATTGTATCTGCAATTGCATCAAAATAAATTTGTTCTGCCTCTTCATATGAATCTGCATCATCGAAATCGTCTTCATTTGGAGCATCTGGATATCCTTGATCTATACATATAAATTCATATCCAATTTGATTTGCAAATCCTCCTGACACGTGTATATGGTATTCATCTTCGCTGCGAACCTCAAGTTCAAATTCCTCTTCGGTATTCATTAAATACTCAGAAAGTTTATTGAAGAATATTTCCGGTGCTGACCAAGCAGATTGCATGGTAAATTCGATATATTCGTTGTCAGCATACCAATCATGTATCCAACACCATTTTGCTCCAATATTATCAATCATCCAATCTCTGGTAGCATCTTCTTTGTAATCTGCATACAGTAGAGCGAATAGATTATCAGTCATAATAGAATAATGATCCGGCCACGTTTTTGCTTTGGCTTTATCTGTTATAACTTTGTCAATAAAGTCTTGTAGTACTTCTGCAGATGCCGTGATATTAAAAGATGTATATACGTGATTTGCCATGTTAAAATATTAAATAATACAACCCAGTTAATGCAAACACATACGCTAATTGAATACCAAATACAGGTAGCCAATCGCCATCTAACTTAGTATCGGCTACTGCGACTACAAAGATACTACTTAATAAGATTAATAATATTGCCATAATTTCTTTTTCTTTAATATAAGAAATTATTTTTGTAATTCCAATAGATTTTCTGGAATTGTTACCGTTTCATATACATCTTGTTGTTCTGCTAAGTATATATTGATTAAATCCCGTGTCTTTTTTAAATCTTCTGTAAAGTTACCTTTGTGGCGACATCTAACTATTCGTTTCACGATATCAAATTCATATGAATTAAGCTGCCACTCTTCTGCAAATTTATACAGACTATCTTTACCTTTATAATGTGATTGTGTGTTAACACTCATTTTTTACCTTTCAATATAGTTTTCTTTTCTTTGTCGGTATATCCATATTTTGATATTAATGCATCGCAGCTATGCAGATCCATTAAATCGATATATTCTACCGCTTCTTGCTTTGATACCTGATAATGTTCAGCTACTTGTGCTACCAGTTCTTTTGTGTATTTATCTTCTTTTTTGCCTTTTATGTATTTAGCAAACCCCTTGGATGCTGGCAGGAAATCATGATATAAACGATATGTTTCTGAGGGACGAATCTGACCTATTGTGTATCGTTGCAACACATTAACTAGTTCAGTGAATTCCATTCTCATAGACAGCCAACGATTCACAATGAACGGAGAAAATCTTTTCTGATCAGATTCAGACCAAGAGTTCCATTCTTTCTTTTTGTGAGTAACACCGTCAATAAATTGAAAAATTGTTGCTGGTTTCTTTTCTGCCATTATAATTTGTATTTTTTTATGTATGATTGTACTAGTGTTTCTCCAAATCCGACTTCTAGTATTACTGCATTATCAGGTATTCCAGGTATTTTCTTTTTACCTACAATTTCATCCGGAGTCTTGTTTTTTAATATTTTTATTTTGGTTCGTGCATTTCTACGGTTACTAGTTTTAAACACGATGCCTACGGTGTCTCGATATATCGCCATTACTCTGATTTTGGTTTTACTGGTCGGAACTCTTCTGGAACGTGTCCACAATCATCGCAACGAAATGATGGTACTGGCATCAGTTGATCTTTGGTATCGCCAGTAATAAATTTAGATATTTTATTAATAACTAGAACTTGACGAAAATAGATACTACCACATTCTGTGCATGTTATCGTTTTTAAGTCTTCTGGTTTAACATTCATTTTGATTTCTTTTCCCATAATTACAATTCATTTATTAATTTAACAAACATTGACATTGCGTTGATTTCTTTATCGACAACCGTTACATCAGTGTATTGCGATTCTGCAATAATTAAAATAACTGGACCGATATGACCTGTAGCAAACTCATCCAGGTTATCATACAAGAATGTGAATAGTGCAGTGAAATCTTTAACTTTGCTATCTGCAATAATTTGCCGTATCTTTGTGAATGCTGACTTTTTATCTTGCAGATTTTTCAGTATCTCTAATATTTCGGTCATGTAGTTTGCTTGAACTATACTGCTTTTATCCAATACTAGTTTTCCTTTAACTACATGACTTTGTGCAGAGTTAATTGCTCGTCGAACATCTGGATATGATGCATTGATAATAGATGCCACATCTTTGATATCATACTCAATACCTTTTTGTTCTAACACTGTTACTAATCGTTTAGCAACATCCGTTTTATTTGGTGGTGTTATTGAGAATACCTGGCATCTGCTTTGAATTGGATCAATAACCTTTTCTATATAGTTGCAAGTCAATATGAATCTGGCTGATTTGCTGTATGTCTCCATCAAGTTACGCAATGTTGCCATTGCATTCGGAGTCATGTAGTCAAACTCATCTAATATAATAATTTTCCAACGATTGAATCCGACGCTACTGGCAAATCTTTTTATTTTATCTCGAACGATGTCTACTGAGTTTTCATCAGATGCATTGATATACATGATTTGACTGTCTACTGAGTTTGCTAGTATCTTTGCTAATGTGGTCTTACCTGTTCCTGCAGGACCGTAAAATAACAAATGTGGTAGTTCTCCAGATTCAATCCAAAGCTTTGCTTTATCAATTACATGTTCGTTTCCAATATATCCGTCTAATGTAGAAGGTCTAAATGCTTCTACCCATAAATCGTGTTCTTTCGTTGTTTCTACCATTATTTTCCTGTTGAGCCGAATCCGCCATCACCTCTATCTGTTGTATCCAATTCGGATACTTGGCTCCATTCGATTTGTTCTACTTTATTTAATACTAACTGACCAATTCGTTCTTGTGGGCGAACAATGAATGTTTCATTGCTGTGATTCATTAGAATAACTCCAATTTCACCTCGATAATCTGCGTCAATAGTTCCAGGTGTATTCAACACTGTAATACCATGTTTTAATGCTAAACCACTTCTAGGTCTTACTTGTATTTCATAACCATCTGGTATTGCTACATATAACCCAGTTGGTACCAATTGTCTGGCACCTGGCTTTAATTCTGTGTAAATTGTGCTTCTGATATCACACCCTGCCGAATTACCGGTTTCATATTTAGGCAATTCGTTTTGTGACTTATTTATAACTTGTACTTGCATAATTAATTTTGTAATTGTACCAACCAATATGTTGCATCGAAGTCTGCATCCGTGAATTCAATTCTGGATAATCCTTGTGATGAAACATGCATTTTACCAGTTGCGCCTTTATTAGCAGTTAATACTTCTTTTAATTTATCTGCAGAGAAACAAATTGTATCTAAATCAGATGTAGCTGTTCCTACTTCAAATGTTACATTATCAGAATTAATTGTGCTATAATTAATAATGAATTTTATCACTCCGTTCTTAACTTGAACTGCAAAGTTTTTAGAATCTGGTAATGCATTCTTTGCTTTGATAAATTTATTAGTAAAATCTGAATCAATTGCAATTTCTACTTCATATGGAGGTTCCTGGTTGATAGTAGGAACATTAGGAATAACCGATGTGTCTGCCAACATGAATGTTAACTTAGTAGATCCTTCTTTGATCTCCATGGCATAATTTTTACCTTGTGAATCTTGCACATTGATATCAATATTATCTCCAACTGCAGACAGCATCTTAACTAGTCCACCGGTGTGATTGATTCCAATTTCTCCATTAGCAAACGGAGTCGTTTTCCAATTCACTTTACCAACTACTGTTTGATCTTCATCAATCAATTCACAATGAACACCCGTTGTGTCCATGTTTAACTTTACAGCTTCGCAGTTTCCGCCTAAATGGTATCTGCTAATAAAATTTAATAAATTTGTTTTTTGCATGTTATTCCTATTTAAAATTTAAAGAATTCGTTGAATTTGTTAACATCGGTAGTTGATATGCTATCACCACCATACTTTTTATATGTCTTTTTATATGTCGAGTACACTTTCATTGCTGCTGCTGGATCGGCAAACATTTCATGCAATGATAATATAACATCATATAGGTCCTTAGGTAGCACCGTTTCTAGTAATTCTACATGGTGCTCAGTCAATTTATTAATATCCTTAACCATTTCGCAGTATACATGCACATTATGAACTACCATTCTAGGCATACCTTCTTGTGAATATCTGTCTAAGCCGGTTGCAGTCTGACCTCCTAGATATTCATAGGTAAAATCTTTACATGCTGGACAATCAATACTACATGCAACATGTTTAGTTTTATCAATATCTACGGTTCCTTCTTTACCTTGTTTGATATGTGTCTTTCTGCGATACTCGGCATTCTTTGGAAAATACAATTCAGTGAATGTCTGTGTCTTGTAATTGCTTGAATGCAAATATGTACCAAATACTGGATACTGACCTGGAGATGATGAATCTGACATAAGTTGCACTCGTCCTCCGGTTAATCCGTTTAGTAAATGCTGGATAGTTCCTAATATAAAGAAATCAGATATCTTTGAAATACCTAGTAAGTGAATATATTGCACATGATTCTTTTCAAATTCTCGCTCTTGCAGCATTAGTGCAATCACATACATAAAATCTACTAGCTTCTTAGGACCACCAATACACCAACCGTTAAAATCAAAGTCTTTGAACTTGTGATACCAGGTAGAATATTCTTCATTAAATGTTCCTTGTATTACATTTAAGAATTTTGTCTTGCCGGATTGATTCTTTTCAAACCATTTAAAATTATCAAATGATATATCCATTGCATCATTGAAACGATTTTCAAATGTTACACGTGGTGGTATATCTAAATTGGCTGCTACGTCTGAATTAGCTTCTAACCAATGAAATATCTTTTCTCTGATGGTACCATCCCACTTAAGTGCACCAGTTGCAATCTGGAATCCTCCGGAGTCACCAAATACAAATGTACCGGCTCCTAATCCTAGTTGCTGTCTGAAATCCATTTTCTTGTAATGATGTCCTGCAGTTACCAGGAAATACGGATGTCTCCATTTTTCTGGATATTCTTCTGAAAAGAATCTCATCGTGGTTCCGTCTGAGAACTTGGTGTCTTTCTTGAATGCCGACACCATGCTCCCGGCAGATAACGATGGAATGTATAAAAAATCTTTCTTACTCATATATTCCTTGTGTGTTTAATAAATGTTCGCAATATGCAGATTCATGCCACACATTGATTTCTTGTGTAACATCATTTGCGATGATATATGCTTCCATTCTGCGACCTAAGTCTGCTAGATCTGGATAGTTATAATATATTCCTGTGCGATTGCTTGTTCTGTTCTGATTTAAAACGTATAGTGCAGACTGCAAATTAAATGGTTTGTATAATTTATCCGCAGGTACAAACTCTGGAAATGACCTGAAATCTGGAAATATTACGTCACAACCGAATGTAGTTGATTCTAACACTGTCCATGAAACATAGTCTTGCAGTGAACTATTAAACTGAATCTTTGCATCTGCTAACTCTGTATAATATTGTTCTTTTGTCAGATTACTTAGCAATTTGAATCTGGGTTGTCTGTTTGCCAATTCATTCATTGCTTCTATTACGCCTGGTAGCATTGACTTGAATGATTTACCTGATGTGGTAACGTGCCATTCCCAATTTTCATTTTGATTTAAAAATTCTTCGGCTACCTGCATCATGAAGAATGGATTCTTTTCTTTGTCTAATCTGCTTGAATAAACTACTACTGGTTTCTTAGTCCATTCATTTTTCTGGTATCCTGGTAGTTTAGCTTCTGTTAATTGTTTATGCAATGGCAATGAAACAACATGTATAGGAGCTTCAAATCCTGCAGCTCTGAGTTGATCTCTGTGAATGGTAGATCCAACAAATATTCCTGTCATTCGTTTGTCTAATCCTAATTCAAAGCCTCGCATCCATGAACGCATTGGCCAAGTAAAATCATATTCATCTACTGATTGTGCATGAAGCATTGCGTATATCTTAACATTGATACCATATAGGTCTAATGCATATAATATAGATTCAATACCCGGATGCCAATAGTCT